TGTTTCTAATCAGCTTGCAAACAACGATGTTCTCTTTGGAGACTTCTCACAGTTTGTGATTGGTATGTGGTCTGGTTTAGATCTAACAGTAGATCCATACGCAAACGCAACAAATGGTAGTGTAAGAATTATTGCGTTACAAGATGTAGATTTTGCCGTTAAGCAACCAACTGCGTTCTCTTTCGGAACATAGTATGAAGGTTAAATTGCTAAGAGCAACAATGATAGCTGGCACTCCTACGAGTGCTAGCACTATCGTTGATGTTGAAGAGCAAACTGGTAATTATTTAATAGCAGTAGAAAAAGCTGAATTAGTTGTTGAAACTTGTGAAGCACCTACTGTTAGTAAAAAATCAGTTGTCGAGCCAGAGCCTACCGATAGTGAGGAAGTTGATTTTTCTCAAATGACAAAATCACAAATCGAAACTTATGGTCGAAGCCTGGGAATAGAACTCGATAGAAGACAAACTAAAACTGATCTAATTGCAAAATTAGAAGAGTTTATTTCTACACAGGAGGAATCTTAAAATGTCTGTTATTCAACAGAACTTAGACAAATTAACTATTACTGCTGGTGTTGCTACTGCCGCTGTTACTTCTACAGCTACATCTAGTGCAATAGATCTTCTCGAATTTGATGGAGATGTATTGTTAATTTTAGATTCAGCTGCTGGTGGAGGCTCTAGTCCAACATTGGATGTTAAGTTAACTGAATCTGACGCTAGTGGCGGTACATATACCGACCTCTCAGGAGCTACTTTTACACAAGTTACTGGTTCTGCTTCAATGCAAACACTTGTAATCAATAAAGACACTTCTAAGCGTTTCATCAAGATTGTACAAACAATCGGTGGTTCATCACCAACATTTACTTTCAGCATCAACTTAGTTGGTGTCAAAAAGTATAGCTAAAAAGGTTAGCCCTCACATGAGGGCTTTTTTTTTCTTATGGCATTTACTGAAGATCTAGATATATTCTTAGCAGATTTTGGAGATGATGTTGAGTATCTAGGTGTTAATTACAAAGGAATATTAGAGCAGCCTGATGAGATTGTTGCTGATGGTTTAGTAATGACAACTGATTACGAATTAACAGCAAAAACCTCTGAGCTAGGGTCTTTAGTTTTTGACGATATTATAAAAATTAATTCAGAAAAATATAAAGTTAGAAGTGCAAGAAAAATAGATGATGGTAAGTTTTGTTTAGTATCTTTAAATAAGGAGTAATATGGCAAGTAAAAGGGAACAGATTTTAGCTGCATTAAAAACGACTTTAGCAGGTACTACAGGAGTATCAACACGCATATATAGATCAAGAATTGAACCAATAACAAATGGAGAATCCCCTGCACTTGTTATAGAACCTATTACTGATGAGCCATCTATTAATAGTACTAGTTATCTAAAAATAGATTGGACTTTGCGTGTAAGAATTGTTGTGATAGTAAGAGGAACAATTCCTGATAAAGTTGGAGATCCTACAGTAGAAAGTTTATTTACAAAAGTACTTAATGATCCAACTGTTGGCGGTCTTGCAAAAGACATAAGACCAGCTACTCAGACATTTGAAGTTTTGGAAGCAGATCAACCAGCAGGTCTTATAACCTGTGAGTTTGAGATTGATTACAGATCTTCATATAACAGTTTGAGTACATGATTTATAATTAGGTCATACCCTAACAACCCCAAGCGTTTAATATGGAGTATGAAATCCCAAACGAGGGTGGAACTTACATCCTCGATCCTAAAACTGGCAAGGCAAAGCTAGTTCAACAAACAAAACAAGCTGAACCACCTACAGAGGTAAAAACTGATGGCACAACTGACAAGGAAAAGAGTAATTCTGATTGAAAGCGAAAGTTCTTATGGAACTGACCCTACTCCTTCAGCAACAGATGTAGTTCTAGTAACTGATCTGAGTATCACACCACAATCAAGCGATGTTGTTAATAGAGATGTTGTCAGACCATTCCTGGGTTCAACACAACAGTTATTAGCCAACACAAGAGTTGAGTGTACTTTTTCTGTGGAGTTTGCAGGTTCTGGAACTGCTGGTACAGCCCCAAGATATGGATCTGCTTTAAAAGCGTGTGGTTTATCGGAAACGGTAGTGGCAAATACACGAGTCACTTACGCTCCAGTATCAGGTAGTTTTAGTTCTGTTACTATTCATTACAACGTAGACGGAGTAAGACATATTGTTACAGGATGCCGAGGAAATGTCTCATTAAATGCAGAAGTTGGTGCAATACCTACTCTCGATTTTACTTTTACAGGTATTTATAATGCTCCTACTGATACTGCTTTACCTAGCGTTACTTATGGTAATCAGGCCACTCCTCTAATTTTTAAAAATGGCAATACATCAAGTTTTCAATTGTTAAGTTTTGCAGGTGCTTTACAAACACTAACAATGGATCTAGGTAACACTCTTGCATATCGTGAACTTGTTGGAGGAACAAAAGAAGTTCTATTAACTGATAGAGCAGCTAATGGTACTGTTACGTTAGAAGCACCAACACTTTCATCTAAAGATTTCTTTGCCGCTGCTTTAGTAGATACATCATTAGGTAATTTACAAGTTACTCATGGCGGTACAGCAGGGAATATTTGTACCTTCTCATCGACAAAAGTAGATATAGGCGATGTTAATTATGGTGAAATGGATGGAGTAGCGATGCTTGAAATTCCATATACACTTGTACCAAGTGCTGGAGGGGATGAGCTAAGTATAGTTTATACATAACTATTGACTTCCTAGCTAAAGTATAGAAGTATATATATTATTTAGTTTTTATGGCATTTGTTCGTAAAAAGACCAAGGTTTATCCTTGGCCTGTAGAAGTAGAACGTCCTTCCGAGACAGTACCAGGTGAATTTGAAAAAACATCTTTTACAGGTAAATTTGCACGATTATCAAGAACTGAGTTGAATAAATTTGATGACGAAGATGAATATTCTGCGTTGTCAAAAATTTTAGTTGGTTGGGAAGATGTAAACGAAGAGGATGGTACACCTATATCTTTTAGTAAGACAGTATTAAAAGAATTTTCAGAAGACACGGACTTTGTTGCGGCAGTATTAGCAGCTTTTAGAAAATTCTATGCAAATGCACAAGTGGGAAACTAACTGATGCTGCCATATACTGGGCTTCGGGTGGCAAACAGATAATAGATAGTACCGAGGAAGATGCAAAAGCATTCGGTATAAAAATAGAGAAGCAACCAGAGATAAGTAATGATTTTGAAGTATGGGATGATAATTGGGAAATTGTTATGATGTTTTTAAGAATACAAACACAATGGAATATGTCCTTTGGAGGTGTAGTAGGATTAAAATACGAGGTTTTATTGCTTGCTGGAGGTCTATTTGACCTTTACAATGTAGAAAACCGCCAAGAAATGTTAGAGGGCTTACAACTTATGGAATCTGTAGCTCTTCGTGAGATAAATAAGGAGAAGAAGAGTGGCAGCTAAGAAGCTAGAAAAATTTACTATTGAAATAGATTTAAAAGGTTTAGAAGATCTTACTGGATTAACACGTTCACTAAAACAATTAGATAGAGCATTTAAGCCATTAAGTAAAGGTGGCATAGATAATTTAAATAAGAATATAAAAACAACAATTGGACTCGTACCACAAAGTGTAAATCAATTTAAACAGAAAGAAAGAACATTAAAAGCACTTAGAAATGAAGTAAAAATTGGTAGTAAAACTTTTAAGGATCTTGGAGCAGCTATTGATGCAAACAATGCAAAATTAAAATCATTTACACAAATCCAACCAAAAGGAATGTTTGGAAAACTTAGGGCTTCAAAGTTTGGAGTTGGAGGTAGAGCAGCACTTGGTGCAATGGCTGGTTCTATGGCAGGTAACTTTGGGGCTACAGGTCAAATGGCTCTTACAGGTGCTGCTTTAGGAGGCCCAGCAGGTGCTGTTGCAGGTGCTGCAATTGGAGGTGCAATAGATACTGTTAAAGCAGCTAATGCCGCCGCTAAATATGCTGCACAAATTGGTCGTTTAGAAATTGCTTTAAAAGGTGTAACTAAAACACAAAGAGAATTTGGTAAAGCACAAAAAGTAATATCAAGTGTTTCTAGAGAATTAAACGTCCCAATTGGTGCTTCTACCAAACAATTTACTACTTTGTCCGCATCTGTTATTGGTGCAGGTGGAAATGTAGAAGATGCTGAAAAAGTTTTTAGAGGTGTATCTGAAGCTATTAAAGCAACAGGTGGAGATGCTGAAGATGTACAATCTGCAATCCGAGCGATGTCGCAGATTTTTGGTAAAGGTAAGGTATCGGCAGAAGAATTGCAGGGTCAGTTAGGAGAAAGATTGCCTGGTGCTGTAGTTAAATTTGCGGATGCTACAGGACGAACATTACCTGAGTTACAAAAAGATTTAAGAGATGGAACTGTAGGTCTTAACGATGTAATGAAATTTGTTGTGAAATTAAGCGATGATCATAGAGAAGCAGCTTTGAAAATGGCTGATAGTGGAATGGATGCAGGGCAAAAATTAACTGTTGCAATGCAACAACTACAATTACATCTTGGAAGAATTATGCAGCCTATAGGAGCATTTTTCCAAAGATTAGCAACTACAGTAATTAATTCTATTAATAGAATAATTGAGGGTCTTGGTAGATTATTTAATATTGGAACAGAAAATCAAAGAACTAATTTACAAAACAGAGTTAAGAAAAGTAGTGATGCTTATACTCTTGCTATTAGACAGGGATTAGATAAAAGTACTGATCCTAGAGATATAGCTAAATTTAATAGAATTAAGAGAAATAGAGATTTAGCTATGTCAGATCAACAAGCATTTTACGAAGCTAATCCAACTGAAACTAGTACTTCTGGAAGTAAATTTGACGACCCTGTATCAGAAGATAAATTAGCTGAAAAACTTGCAAAACGTCAGTTACAGCTAGGACTAATAACACAAGAAAAATTTGATCAATTACAAATTGATAGAGAAGCACAAATAATTTTTGATGAAATGACAGAAATACAGGGAGAAAATTTCAAACTTACGCTTGACGAGATAAAACTTAAGTTGCAAGAAAATAAACAAGAAACTTTTAATTTTAAAGAAGAATTAAAGAAAGTAGCAGATTCTGCTATGGATTTAAAAAGTAATATTGGAGAACTAGCAGTAGGTGCAGTAAATAAACTCGCAGATGGATTTGCAGAACTTGCTGTAACAGGTAAAGCTAGTTTTGGAGAATTAGCAAGATCAATTTTACAGGATTTACAGAGAATGATAATTAAAGCTTTATTTTTTAAAGCATTATTTGGATTATTTCCAGGCTTAGAATCTTTCTTAAAATTTGAAAAAGGCGGTGTTGTAGAAAGTGCAAAGGGTAATGTCTTTGCAGAAAATAAAGTTGTTCCTTATAGAAAAGGAGGAATAGTAGAAAAGCCAACTATTTTCCCCATGAAAACAGGGGTTGGCTTAATGTCGGAAGCTGGGCCTGAGGCGATCATGCCGTTGAAGAGAGGTAAAGGTGGCAGGTTAGGAGTTGAATCTTCTGGAGGAGTTGGTAATGTTGTGGTAAATGTAGATGCATCAGGAACAGCTATCCAAGGAGATACGACACAATCAGAGGAATTTGGTAGGGCATTAGCGGCTGCTATACAATCTGAATTAATACAACAACAAAGACCTGGAGGTTTATTAACATAATGGCAACCTTTCCAAATATTGAGCCGAGTTTTTCAGTTAGAAAAGAACAAAATCCGATTACAAAGGTTGTACGTTTTGCTGACGGTTATGAGTCAAGAGTAGGTTTTGGTATTCCAAACCATCAAAACCCAAGGCAATATAGTTTGAAATGGGACAATATAACTGAAGAAGAGGCAGATACTATTGACTATTTTTTACAAGAACGTGCTTTTGATAAGGCAAGTTTTGATTATGCTCCACCAAGAGAAAGTTTTACTAAGACAGGAACGTATCAACAAAGTAGTACAACAATTACAATAACTATTAGTAATCATATATTATTTGCAAGTGATTATTTAATAATAGATTTTACTTCTGGAACTGCTTCTGATGGCTCATTTATAGTCTCATCTGTGACTAATGAGAATGTCTTTGTTATAACAGCAGCTAGCGGTGCAACTACTAGTGGAAATGTAACTATTACTAAATCAGGTATTAGTAAATTTATTTGCGAAAGATGGAACAAGACTATAAGCCTTCCAAATTTAGCCAATATAAGTGCTACTTTTATTGAAAAATTTGAGCCATGAGTACTGACGCTGTATTTAGCGATTTACAAAAAATAAATCCATCGTCAATTATTGAATTGTTTTCTTTAACATTAGATAGTAATTTGCATGGTGCTTCTACAGTTTATAGATTTCATGCAGGTACAAATTTAGATGCAAACGGAAAAATAGTATGGGCTGGTGAGGATTATTTAAGATTTCCTGTACAAGCTACAGGATTTGCATTTAAAAGAGGACAGCTACCTAGACCAACATTAACTGTAAGTAATTTAGGCCCAGATGGTACAGGATCATCTCTTAGTATTTCTGCAATACTTTTAACTGTCAATCAGACAACACCTGGAAATGATCTTACAGGTGCAAAAGTAGTAAGAATAAGAACGATGGCTAGATTCCTAGATGCAGCAAATTTTTCGGGAGCTACAAATCCATTTGGAACTCCTGATCCTAACGCAGAATTTCCACAGGAAATATATTACATAGATCGTAAATCAGCAGAAAATAGGGCTGTTGTTAGTTGGGAACTTGCAGCAGTATTTGATCTTGCTGGAATTAGATCGCCAAAACGTCAATGCACACGATCAATTTTTCCTTCTATTGGTACGTTTAATCAATGAATTGGAAAGAGGCTGCACTTTCTCATGCGAAAGACCAAGATCCTAAAGAATCATGTGGTTTATTGCTAAATATTCGTGGTAAAGAAAAATATTTTCCTTGTAGAAATTTAGCTATGACATCTCATCAATGTTTTATTTTAGATCCAGAAGATTATATAAAAGGAAGTAATTTAGGAGACATAGTTGGCATTATTCATAGTCACCCAATAACACCACCTACACCAAGTCAGGCTGACAGAATAAGTTGTGAGCATAGTAATTTACCTTGGTACATTGTTAATCCAAAAACAGAAAAGTGGGCTGACTTAAAACCAGAAGGATATAAACCTGAGTTATGTGGAAGACCTTGGGTATGGGGCATAACTGATTGTTGGTCTTTAGTTCGTGATTGGTATAAAAAAGAAAAAAATATAGATTTAATTGATTACGAAAGATCTATGACTCCAGAACAGTTCTTAGAAAATCCATTATTTGAAAAATATGCGAAAGATACAGGTTTTCGTGAACTTGAAAATGATGAGCCACCAAAAATAGGAGATGTATTATTAATGTCAATAATGCATCCAACTTTAAATCATGTAGCTATTTTTCTTGGGGATATGGTTTTACATCATTTAGCAGATAGACTATCTTGTAAAGAGCCATATTCTGAATGGTTACTTAAATGTACTGGAAAGAGGTATCGGTATGCTTCGGAAAGTTAAAATGTATGGAGAACTTGCAGACTTTGTAGGTTATAAAGAATTAGAAGCTGTTATTAGGAATCCAGCAGAAGCAATTAGATTTCTTGTCACAAATTTTCCGAAAGTTGAAAGTTATATGTCTGATAAATATTATCAAGTTTTAGTTGGTGATGAAGATATAGAAGAGGATGATTTGCATAATCCAATAGGCACTTCTGATATACATATAGTCCCTGTAATATCAGGATCAGGTGGTAGTCCATTTAGTAGGATATTACTTGGAGCAGCATTAATAGGAGCTAGTTTCTTGTTTCCAGGTGCTGGCTTGTTTGGTACAACTGGTTTATTTGGTGCAGTTACTGCCGCTACAACAGGAGTAGCTGGAGTAATGACAGGGATAGGAACTGCTGTAAGTGCTATAGGTGCAGGGCTAGTTTTAAGCGGTGTATCTGAAATGTTATTTCCTATGACAAAACCTGATATGCCTGAAGATGACCCAAGAATATCATTTAGTTTTTCAGGGGTGCAAAATAGTTCGAGGGCTGGAACTGCACATCCAATTGTATATGGAGAATGCATGGTTGGATCAGTTGTAATTTCAGCAGGTATAGACACCGATCAAGTACAAGCATGACAGATAAAATTATCAGAGGAAGTGGTGGCCCACCTCCAACACCTCCAACACCATATCGAGCTCCTGATACTTTAAATAGTAGGCAGTTTGCAACAGTACAAGATTTATTGTCAGAAGGTGAAATAGAGGGTTTTGCCACAGCATCAAAAGAAGGCAGAACAAAAGGTACAACTGCATATGATAATGCAGCACTTAAAGATATTTTTTTAAATGACACTCCTGTTTTAGCTGCAAGTGCAGACTCAACAAACCCATCAACATCAGATTTTAATTTTCAAAATGTAGGATTTAATTCTAGATTTGGTACTGCAAACCAAACTGCAATTCCAGGCATTGTAAGTAGCGAGTCTACAACAGGTGTTGGAGTCACAGTAACTACTTCTACTCCTGTAACAAGACAAATTACTAACTCAAATGTTGATGCAGTAAGAGTAACGATTACATTTCCACAACTTCAAGAAGCACAAGATGACGGAGACTTAGTTGGAGGATCTGTCTCTTTAAAAATACAAGTGCAATACAACGGTGGTGGATATACAGATTTAATTCAAGATACAATTACAGGTCGTACTGCTGACGCTTACCAAAAAGAATATAGAGTTAATCTTACAGGTGCTTTTCCTGTAGATGTAAGAGTTGTAAGAGTAACCGCAGATAGTACATCATCAAGTTTAATTAATGCATTTAATTGGACTAGTTTTGGGGAAATAATTGATAATCCATCAACTTATCCTAATAGTGCATATACAAGTTTAAGAATTGATTCTGAGCAATTTAGTAATATACCAAAAAGAGCATTTCGTATTCGTGGAATAAAAGTCAGGATTCCTGGAGCAGGTGCTAGTGGATCAGGTACACCAAGTATTGATAATGCAACTGGCAGAATAGTGTATCCAGCTAACTATATATTTAATGGAACTATGGGTGCAGCTGTATGGTGTAGTTGCCCTGCAATGATATTGCTAGATTTACTTACTACCGAAAGATATGGATTTGGCACACATATTACAGATGCAAATTTAGATTTATTTAGTTTCGTTGCAGCAAGTAGATATTCAAATGAGTTGGTTGATGATGGACAGGGTGGACAAGAAGCTAGATTTTCTTGCAACGTAAATATTCAATCATCAAAAGAGGCTTATGAGTTAATTAAAGATTTAGCAACTGTAATGAGATGTACTGCTATATGGTCAGCAGGTTCAATAACAATTACTCAAGATAAACCAACAGACTCAAGTTATTTGTTTAGTTTGGCAAATGTAACTGATGCAGGTTTTAACTATACAGGTTCAAGTCTTAAACAAAGACATTCTGTTGTGAATGTAAGTTACTTTAATATGGATAGTAGAGATATAGATTTTGAGGTTGTTGAAGATACAACTGCTGTATCTAAGCTAGGTGTCATTATTAAACAAGTAAAAGCATTTGCTTGTACAAGTCGTGGACAAGCTCAGAGGTTAGGTAAAGCAATATTATTTAGTGAACAACAAGAATCAGAAGTTGTAAACTTTCAAACTTCAATTGAGGCAGGGGCTATAGTTAGGCCAGGATCTGTAATAACTATAAATGATCCTGTTCGTGGAGGATCGAGAAGATCAGGAAGAGTTGCTTCTGCTACAACAACAGAAATTACGATTGATAATGAACAGGATTTAAATACTTTTGGTGGTAGCAATCAAAAAATAAGCATAATTATGCCAAATGGGTCAGTAGAATCAAAACCTATTACAGGTATATCAGGTCGTGTAATTAGTCTTAGTTCTGCATTATCAACAACTCCAAATACAAATACCATTTGGTTGTTAGAAAGCGATAGTTTAGTTGGTCAAACTTTTAGAGTTATTACGGTAGAAGAACAGGATGGAATAAATTATTCAATATCAGCTTTAACTTATGTTGATGGAAAATATAATAATATTGAACAAGGAATAAGCCTACCTGCAAGAAATATATCATTACTAAATGAACCTAAAAATCCACCATCAAACTTACAAGCATCAGAAAGAGTAGTTACTATTAATGCACTTGCAGTTACTAAATTAATACTTAGTTGGGTTGGAGTTACAGGTGTAAGTCAGTATCTTGTGCAATATAGAGTTAATAGTAGTAACTGGGCCAATGAAATAGTATTTAGAACTGATTTAGAGTTATTAAATACAGTACCTGGAACCTATGAATTTAAAGTTTTTTCATATAATGCTGCATTAAAATTATCTGCTACTTCAACAGATCTTACATTCAATGCTGTTGGTAAAACTGCTCCTCCAGGTAATGTAGAAAATTTATCTTTAGAGCCATTAACAAATAAATTAGTAAGACTAAGATGGAATAAATCTACTGACCCTGACGTAATTCATGGAGGTCGTGTTTACGTTAGACATAGTAATTTAACTGATGGATCAGGTACTTTTCAAAATTCTGTTGATTTAATCCCTGCACTTGCAGGTAATACAACAGAAGCGGTGGTAGCAAGTCTTGAAGGAGAGTACGTCCTTAAATATCAAGATGATAATGGAAACTTTAGTCTTGGTGAGACAAGTATTATTATGGATTTACCCGATCTAATAGATACTCAAACAATACTTACTCAAAGAGAAGATTTATTAGGTTCTCCATTTAGTGGTACTAAAACAAATACAACATTTAATACAGGAACATCAGCATTACAATTAACAAATCCATCAGCAAATTTAACAGG